TCAAAGCCGGTATAATACATCTAGAGAAGAAGACAAGAATATTTATCAAAAAATATATTTTAATGTGCCTTTAAATAAAAACCATTTTGCAGTGAAAGAAGTGTTTAAAATACTATCTGAGTATGGACTAGATTTAGTTTCCGCAGAGCATAATTATTTTTTAAGTACCAAACACAAAGAAGCATCTCCTCATACTGATCATTCAGATGTGAATTGTTTAGTATATTTAAAAGGAATTAATATCTTAAATAGTGGTACTGGTTTTTATCATAAAGAAAATGATGAACTTGTTTTAAATAGACACATAGGATTTAAAGAAAATAGAGCGTTAATTTTTGATTCTAAAATACACCATACTTCTTTACAATTTAACGAGGTAACAGCAACAAGATATGTAATGGCTAATTTTTTTAATTATAAATAATATGAAAATCATGAAAGCTAAAATTGTATGGTTTCCTGAAAAACTGTCTGCTATAAATTTTGATTCGTTAGAAAATAAAATGGAATGGGATCAAGAACATTTAAAAACTGTTCGTAAATATATGGAGGAAGATGGTTTATTATTTCCGGCTGTATTTAAAGATGATGAAATACATTGTGGACATTATAGATTTAAAATAGCAAAAGAAATGGGTTATGATGGTATTGATGCCTATAAGGTAGATACTTTTAAAGAGGCTCTACACTTGACTAATTTTAGTCAGTTATGTTATAAGCATTATAAAGAATATAAAGAATATAATTACTTATGATAAATACTTACAATTTGTTTGCTGTGCCAGTCGTGCATGGTAAATTACCGTTACAACCAATTTTACATAAAAAAATTTTATCATTTGTAGATGATAACTATACTGAAAGTGATTTACGTTCTAATAGAAAAGGGTTTCAATTCCATAAAGATTTTGAAGGTAAAAAAGAAATGGATGAATCAATAAATCAAATGATGTTAAGAACAGTTAACAGCCATATTAGTTGGAGTTGGTTAAATGTTTTAGGGAACGACTCTTACAATAATCCACATTCTCATCCAACTCTTCACTCTAATTTTTCAGGGGTGTTTTATTTATCAAACGAAAACAATAATATAATTTTTACAAGAGATAATGAAACTTTTAGTTTTCAACCAACAATTTTTGATTTTTTAATTTTTCCATATAGCTTAGTACATTATGTACTACCGGAGAAAAGAAAAGAAAAAAGAATATGTTATGCATTTAATTTAAAAACTTTGGAGGATAAAAACAATGTATGAATCATTAACAGAAGCAACTAAGTTTCACGCAGCAAATCAATCTAATTGGATTGGAGAGGCGTTAGCAGAATATAAACATAACATTTTTAATTTAATAAAAGAAAATAATATAAAAACTATTTTAGATTATGGTTGTGGTAAAGCAAAATTTCATTCTATTTTATTTAACAATAAAAAAGTTCCTGGTTCACCAATGGGTATTGATGTTACTCCTTACGACCCAGCAGTTCCAGAATTTGCTAATAAACCAACTGAACAATATGATTTAGTTTTATGTGTTGATGTAATGGAACACGTTCAAGAAGATAAAGTTGAAGAAGTTCTTAAAGATATATTTACTTTTAGTAACAGAGTGTTTTTAACTATCACTTGTTATGCTGCTACACAGACTCTAGTTAATGGTAAAAACGCACATTACACTATTAAAGAACCTGATTGGTGGAAAGAAAAATTAAAACCATATGATGGAATGTACATTGCTATTTTTCAAACAAAACCTGATAGGGGAGGCAAAACTATAAACAAAGAAGAGTGGAGGCCTAATAAAATTACGTTAGAAAAATTAAAAAAAAATCATAAAACATTAGACGAAACTCAAAAAGAAAAGGCTAAACTGTTATAACAATGCCTATAAAAATTGTAGATGATTTTGCAAATGTAAAAGAACAATTAGAAATAATAAATTATATACACAATAATAATTTACTTTATTCTTTTAACAACACGTCCATAACAAATAAAAAATTTATGACCCCTAATACAATAGATTATCCACAAATTGTTCATGAAATTATTAGAGATGATGAAGTATATAATAATGTTTTATTTTCTTATATCTACACTTTATTATTTAAACACAAACTATCTAATAATTTTATTCATAGAATAAAAATAAACACAATGTTTCCTTACCCTAAAAATAATAAAAAAAATTATGGACCAATTCATATTGATATATCGGATCCTAATGTAGATGGTATTAGTATTATATATTATATAAACAATAGTGATGGAGATACTTTATTTTTTGATGATAAATTAAATGTAACTAAAAAAATTACACCACGACAAGGAAGAGCTATTATATTCGATAATAAAATAAAACACACCGCTTGTTGCCCAATAAATTCAACCTGCAGACAAGTTATAAACATGGTATTATACAAATGATAAATTTAATAGATAAAAACGATAAATTAAGTGAACATAAAAATAGTCTAGTAGTAACTTATCCAAGGACTGTCCATATTATATTTGGTAATTATCCATATCCTGAAAAAATACATAATTTTATTTTAGAAATTAAAAATAATTTAAGTGAAAAAATGGAAGGGTACACAAACGTAAAAGGAGGAATGACAAGTTGGGATCATTTTATAGAAACACCTTCATATAAAGATTTTATATCTTATGTAATTAACAAACACCAAATATCACACCCAAATATTTTTGAACATTTTTTTGAAAAATATATTCTTAGAGAGGCTTGGGGAAATGAAATAAAAAACAATGATAGTTTAGATTATCACTACCATCATTATGTTCATGGAATTTTATATTTAACGAAAGGCTGTGATTTAAATATACCAGAATTAAATATTCGAATAACACCTGAACCAGGGGACTACTATATATTACCACCTTATATACAGCATGGATTTGAAAAACATAATGGAGAGAATAATAGGTATTGTTTAGTTTTTAATTTGCACAATAACCCAATGTCTCATTTTAGCTATAATAAAAAAATAGAAAAACTTGAAAAAATAAAATGAACTATTTAGAAGCCATAGTACAAATAGACAATATTATTGAAGATATATTTTGTAAAGAAATAATGGACTATTATAATAATATTAATTTAAAATCTTTAGGAGTGGTAGATCCATCTGATCACACTTCTAGAAATGTTTTAGGAAAACATCTAGATTACAAAGAAGATAAAGTCATCTTTGATAAAATAAATAAAAAAATAGAACAGACTTATAATTTTTATAAGATTAAGTTTCCAAAGATTTTATTAAATAAAATTAGTGAAATAGATTTATTAAAGTATGAAGTAGGTGGGTATAATAAATATCATGTAGATGTTTATACAGATATTCCAAGATCTCTTAGTGTTATAATAAATTTAAACAATGATTATAAAGGTGGAGATTTAGTTTTTGTAGATCAAAAAAACAAAGAAACAAAAAGATGTAAATTAAATAAAGGTAGTATTATATTTTTTCCAAGTAATTTTATGTACCCACATGGAATTGAAAAAATAACAGAAGGGACTAGGTACAGTATAGTAGCATGGCTTCAATAGACGTTAAAGTAGATAACCTGTTTCCAAATCTAATAGCTACTAAGAATATAGATATCTTAAAATTAAATGTTACAGGGAAAAATTTTAAAAAAACTTTTGGATCAGATATAAAAACTACTCTTAATGGTAACACGTTATTTAATAAAAACTCGATAAATTATTTAAATATCGAACTTAGATTAATATTAGGCTATTTATTAAAACCATATTGTAAAACTTTTGTTTTTAATGTGTGTGATATATGGTTAAATAAATATAGTAAAAATGACTATCAAGAAAGTCACATTCACCCCAGTGATTTTTCTTTTATAATATATTATAAAATAGATAAATCTTATACAATTTTTAATAACCCAGTTAAAAATTTATTAGAGATGCGTGATAGTAAAATATTTAATAAACATTATAAACCAAAACTAAAACAAGGAGATCTAATAATTTTTCCCTCTTATTTAGAACATTGGGTAAAACCTAATTCTAATAACGTAACAATTGCAGGTAATATAAAAATTATAGATATAATTAAATGAATGAAAAAACTGTAAACATAAATAATTTTATTGGTGTGTATGATAATTATATTACACCACAAGAGTGTGATAAAGCTATAAAACTATATGAAAACCAAAATAAATTTAATAGCACCTTTAGTAGAATTAGTTCTGAAAAAGCATCTATCTTATATAAACAAGATCAACAATTTTTTGCAGGACCAAATAATATAAATATTTGGTGGGAAGAGTTAAAACCTATGATAGTAAACTTTGATTTAGCGTGGAGTCATTATGCAAAAAATGTAGGTGCAATCGATGCTTATGGTGGTGAACCTTTTCATTATGCAGATTTAAAAATACAAAAAACATTACCTACAGAAGGATATCATGTTTGGCATGTAGAGCACGCTAAAGGATATGACAATGAAAAAAGAGCGTTTGTTTTTTCAATATATTTAAATGATGTAGAAGAAGGAGGAGAAACAGAATTTTTACATTTTTCAAAAAGAGTAAAACCAAAGACTGGTAGAATAGTTATTTGGCCAGCAGCTTTTCCATATTTACACAGAGGTAATTCACCCTTATCGGGTGAAAAATATATTCTAACATCTTGGATGTTATTGCGACCGTGATTAGAAAAATTAACACTAATACTCCAACGAAAACAAATAAAAGAATAATTAGTTTGTTATCAGAAATTGATGGCTGGGGTTTTGGATATGATAACAATAGTAATCAAATAAACGTTGATAAACCAGATGCTGGTTTTACTTTAAAAACTTATAACAATTCATTTAAATATATAAATAATGATGGTTTAAATTGTTTTGCATACTTTATATCTGACATAGTAGAGAAAAATATTTTTTTTAAATTTAAATCAATAAACAGAATACATTGGAATTGGTATCATTCAGGTAGTAACATGGAGTTTCATTCTGATGAAAGTTTAGATAAATTTTTTTCAATTGTTTATAATTTACATACAAATGATGGTGGAACAGAGTTTAGTGTAAATGATAAAAATACTTTTTATAATTCTATTGAATCTGAAGCTTTATTTTTTCCAAGTAAAATACAACACAAAGCAGTAGCTCCTACAAAAAATTTTAATAGATTTTCTTTAAATATAGTTGTTGAAATATAAATTTTTACGCTGTAGGTCTTGCACCTAATCTAGTAATTTTTTCAGCTTCAGTCTCTCCGTCAACGTTATCATTATCCCATATTCGTTGTCGATATGCTAAATGAGCTGCGTTCCATTTATCAATAAATGGTTGGAAATCTAAACCAGTGCTAGCCCAAGTATCATTAGGAGTTGCGTCTTTAAATTCTACTTCATCTTCAGCGTTTGAAGTTTGATATTGAACTGCCCAAAAATTTGAATAAGAAGGGTTGCTCCAAAAAGCATCGTCATCAATTCTATGACCAACAGGTTGACCATCTGAAGGGTCAAGTTCTGATTGATTTATAATTATCTTATCGTCAAATATTACTGTCCAAGTTCCTCTAGATGCCATTTTTTCTCCTAAGTTTTAATAATATAAATTACTGTTAAATATGGTTGAAGCACTGAAGTCGAATCTCCACTAAAGTTTGCACTCATATTGTGTTGGTGTCCCGACCCAGATCCAGTTGAGTTTGTTTCTTTGTTTTCAGGAGCCTGTCCACTAAGGTCCTGGTCAAGTTGGTTTTGAGCCATAGATCTACCACCAACGTTCATGTTGTGGTTGTGACTAGCAAGTTGAGCTACTGATAAAGAAGCATTTGCTGTAGATCCACCTACGTTTCCAGTTGAGGCAACTGTGTTAGCTCCACCAGTAGATGCTAAAGCTTTGTTATTAGATTTTCCAATCGCTACGTTATCTGCTAAGTTTGGAAGATTAAAAGTAGTTGAACCATTACCTGCACCATAAGTTGTACCTACGATTGCAAATAAAGCAGAATAAGTTGATCTCGAAACGGCTGCACCAGCACATTCTAAAAATCCTGTTGGCACAGAGGAATCTGACCATGGAACAATAGTTGCTGTAGGTATACCCTCGATACCTGTAAGGTTTGCTCCTGAAAAATCGTATTTTGTTGCTTCGTAATTTGACATATTATTTCTCCGTGTAAGTCCATCCTACGTTTGAACCAGAATAAACTAATCCAAATGCTGCACCTTCTGTATTAACTACTAAGTCAGAAGTTGCATTAGCTATTTTAGAACTATTTCTTCCAACAGTCAATGCGTTAGAATCAAACGTATATCTTGAATCTACAAAAGTAACCTCATCACCAACTGCAGGTGATGCAGGTAAAGTTATTGTTACAGCTCCGCCATTTGTTTCTACAAATAGTTTTGCACCAGCTTGTACTGTTTCTGATGCACTTACTGTTCTCCATTTTCTATATTCACTTGCTTTAACAACATTTGTTCCATCTGCATAAAGAAGATAACAATTACCTTCACAAAGTAAAACTCCTGTGCCAGATGCAGTTTTAAAAGTTAAAGTATTTCCTGCATGATCTGTTCCGTCTATAATGTTGTAAACTTTTTCAATGCTATCTGGACATGTAACTGTTCTATTAGCTGCTAAAGTTCCAGTTAATTTTATTGTAGCATTTCTTGCATTTGAAATTGTTCCATCAGTCATTGCAAGAACAACATCTGATGATGCTGCACTAATTGCTTCATAACCTGCAACTGATTGTTGAACAAGATTTAAGTTATTGTTTGTTTTTGTGCCCCATGTACCAGCGTTTTCGCCGGTTGCCATTAGCTCTATTTTTAAATCTGAGGAATAACTTGATGCCATAAATTTTGTCTCCTAATTATTGTGTATTTATATTGTTTATTTATTATTAAGTCAAACATAATTATGCAGGTGTTTTTCTAGTATATCCTGTGCTTGTTTTAGGGGTTCTTCTTGAGTATCCTGAGCTTGTTTTAGGGGCACGTCTTTCATAATATTTTAAAATAATACCAGCATCATTTAAAACCGTAGTAGCTGTTTGACCCAAACTATCTAAACTAGCTATGGTTAATTGAGTTGTGGTAAGAGCACCTACAGCACTTGTAGATGATTGACCAGCTAACAATGCTGGAGTTATATTTTCTATTGTTAATGATCCAATTGCACTTGTAGCTGAAACACCGGTTAATAAATGAATAGGGTTAGATGAAATCGTAATATCACCAATTGCTGTTTGAGCAGCAGATGGAGCAGTTATACCCATTACGTCTGCAGGAGATATGCTTCCTACTGCACTTGTGGCTGATTGACCGGATAGACCAACTGAATGATCGTCTACAGACAGTAATCCTGGACTTGATGTTAAACTTAATGCAGGTAATGTAAGTGTGTGATCAGAAAAAGCAGTTAAACTTCCTACTGCACTTGTAGATGATTGTCCTGTTAATCCCATTATCTGATCATCGGGACTTAAAGATCCAACCCTAGTTGTTGCAGATAAACCTATTAAATTAAATACAGCTGAGTTAACAGTGCCCCAACCATTTTCACCCCAATCTAAAGTACCCCAACCTGGTTGCACTTCTATAAATTCATTTGGTATGTTTAAAGATGTTGTTGCTGTTAAACCTGAAAGAATAACATCAATAGCAGACTCTCCCCAGTTTTCAAATCCCCAAGTATCTCTACCCCAACCTTGAGCATTAAAAGATTCAACTGACCCAACTGTAGATGTAAGTGATAAACCTGTAACAGAAATATTAACTTCCGTTTGAAGACCGTAACTATTTTGGCCCCAGGTGGTTCCGGATTGGTTCCAAGTGTTAGCCATAAGGATTTACTCCCTATGCTATCTGAACGATTGCGTTGCCTGCAGTTTGAGCTGGAAATTGAACTGTGAATGTGCCGCTTGTTACAGTTTTATCTGCACCAAAATTAATTGCACACACTGATCTGTTTGTTGTGAATCCTGTAACTGCTGTTGAATTATAAATTAAACAACCTCTTGCTGTAAATGTAGCTGAAGTAAAACTAACATCATTAAATTTTACACATGCTGTGTCCGTAGATAAAACTGGATCAGCTGATGCTGTTAATGCTGCTCCGCCTGCAGTATAACCAGTGTTTGACGCGCCTCCGTCAGTTTGACTTTGACTAACTTCTAGCGTGTTAGTTGGAACTGCGTTAGCTGATGCGGGAGCGGTGTAAACAGTTGTTGATTTACTTAATGAAGCTGAGTCACTTGAAAATAAAGCTATCTTAAATGCATTACCTGTAGGTGCACCACTAGCATCATTAAAATTGTGACCACCTTGTAAAATTTCTACTTTAAAAGAATTACATATTGCTGATGTTATAGTCATAAAATTTTATCTCCTAATTACGGCGACGGCGACTTGACTGGTATTCTAACTGTTCCGTCAGTATAATCATCTCGTCTTCGTCTTCCAAGTTGCATACCTGCAAACTGTTGTAGTGAAGTTTT